TCGCGTGGGTGGCGCGGCGGGGTGCGTTGCCTGTGCCCTTGGGGTTTCCGCCCTGTACACGACGCTTCTGCCGCACGGCGGCTTTACGCTCTTTTGCGCCCATCTCTCCCGCTGTTTCGGGCGTTTCTCTGCTTACGCGATGGAGGGGTCTGCACTTGGGGTACGCGCCCTTGGACGCGTCCGACCGCCCACAGGGGGCGTAGCCGCCGTCCTTGCCCTTGCGGGAGATGTCTACCCATTTCTCTTTGAACCACCGACCCAAGTCCTCGTCAATGGCACACGGAGGGGTAGGGAATTTTTTATTGTGCTTGGAAAACCCGCCTGTTTGACCGGGAGTGGGCGGTCTGCGCTTGAATTTATCACTTTCCAGTAGCCGTATAGCCGCGCACCGAATAACACTGGAGTAGTCATGGGACTCTTTGACACCCAGTCCTGCACGGAGTTCTCCGTACAACTCCTTTGCGTCAGTGGTGTTTGCACGACGGGGCAGTGAAGACGCGAAGCCTTCGTAGTCGCCCGATTTAATCGCTGCACGGAGTTTGCTACCGCTCATGCCCTTCACGCCTTCTGCATCAGGGTCACGCTTGCCTGCTTCCAAAAAGTCTAGCGAGTCTATTTGAATGCGTTCTTTTGCACCCAGCGCAATAAACTTTCGGAATCGTTTGTACTCTTCAAAGCGGTCTTCTCCGCTCACCATGTACACTTTGGTGTAGCCTCTGTCTGCAAGGTACTTCAACATATCCACCGGAGTCTTGATGGACGTGTCGTCTACAAAGTTTGCGTCAGGAAAAAACTTTTTTAGGTAGTGAAACTTGCGGTTGGGTGGAAGCGGATTACGGTTCTTGTCGTTTGTGCGACTACTAAACATGGCGTGGTCTGTGCCCATGCGCTTTGCGTAATCCATTACCTTGTCCGCCAACAGTTGATGCCCCGATGTAGGTGGCTGAAAGCGTCCAAACGCTACGACAATGGCTTTCGCCTTGCTTTTGGTCGCTGAAGATTTTGTATATCTTGCCACGAAGGATCACCTCCCCGCAGTGTCTCGGGACACCAACTGTTAGTCAGACAGGCTCTTTACGCTTCCAGTTTTTTTGAAGCGTGAAATTTGTTCTTGAGAAATCCAAACGGTCTACAAGTTTAATGGCGTTGTTGCTGATGCGATCAATAGCAACAAAGCCTTCAGGGGTTGTCACGCGATACCCCTTACCGTCGCGCACAAAAGACGATACTTCAGACTCAATCTTGTTCATTTTGGCTAGCACTGCCATCTTTACGCCTCCTAACGCAGTATGTAGGGCAAACAGGCGATTGAATTGGTTACGGTTCTTGCGAATGGTTTCGTAAGTAGGCACTTTCTTTGTGGACGGATTTTTACGAGTGGCTTCTGCTTTACCCTGCACAAAGGCAGCAAACCCGTCTGCGTCACCACCAACCTTGCCGACACGAACAAGAGTGTTGATGTACGTTTTCAACTGCATCCGTAACCCGTCATCACGGGACAACAAGCGGAACAGAGCAGACAACTCTTTGGCTTTCTTCTCCAAGGCTACCAGTGCGTTTGCAATGGAAACCCGATCTGTGTCTGTGAACAATCCGTTTCCGTTCACCATACGCATGGTGGCGTTGTCGTACCACACATCTCGTGTTTTCTTTAGCCCACTAATATCAGGATTGAATCGTGCCTGTAGTGTTTGCATGGAGTCGCCTTCGTAGGCAGTGTGAAACACAATACCCATTTGTGCGGCTGCCATCTTGCCTGCAAGACGTGACTTTGTGTCCACGGCGTAGTTGATGGTGTTTGCTTGAAAGGTAAGGTACTGCTTGCCGTCAATGGTTTCCCGCTTCAGCATGGACTTGTCAAACAAAAAGTCTCCCTGAAGAATTCCAGTAATACCAAGTTTTGGCAAGTGCTTTAGTGCAAGTTTAAGTTTTTCGTTCAGCCCTGTGGCAGGGTGATTCTCGTCAATGTCTGTTGGAGTAAAGTTTAGTTTGGGTGTTACATTGAACACGCTTTTTGTGCCCACAAAGAATCGCCCGCTCTCGGGATCCACTCCACAAATAATTGCAGGCGCACCGTCCCACTTTACTGTAATGTCGTAGTTTGACGGCGCAGACGCACGCAGAGAATCCATTACACCAAGCACAGCGTTTGCAGCCGCACGAAAGCCTGCGTAGCCGCTGTTAATGATCTCGTCCTCTAGGTGCTCTAGGTGGAGATTCTTGCCTTCAGCCGATTTAACAGCCTCGGTGAGATGTTGACGGAATGGCTTCATCCATCTATTTAGATGCAAACTGAGGTTGATCTGCCTTCCAAGCGCGTACAGCGCACACAAGAGGCTCAATCCACTCACGGGTTTCACTTTTAAATACTAGGCACTCGCCCGTGGACTCCACTCCCATGATAATAGTAATGTGGTCCACCGTCTGCTTTGTGCGGTCTTGCCACATTAGAGCGTATGCGGTGGCTTGCATGAAATAATTCTCAATGTCCTTTGCGCTCTTGAGATTGCTGGAAGACTTGAAGTCTATGATGGACGGTTTTCCGTCGTAGTGTCCAATGCAGTCCACTCGCCCTGCCAACCCCACGGTACGCGACCACAGGGGAACTTCAACAGCAACCACCGGATCAATTCGATCAATGTGTTCACGCATGGAGCAGAACATATCCCACTCGGGAGTGGGCTGCTTGCACTGCTCTGCGTACTGGGCTTCGGTGATTTTGTTTTTGATGTACGACTCAATTATCGAGTGTAGAGCAGTGCCACGGGTGGTGACACGACGAGACTCTTCAGGATTGTCTAGTCTCCACTTTGCAAAAAATGCACGTTTACTCCAGCCCGTAACGGTGGTCACAGACGGAAACACACCATCAGGTGTGGAGTAGCACCGTCCTTGGGGAGTTGTTGTTGCTGTCACTGCCTCTGCTAGTTCCACTGATAGAGGCGCATGATTAAAGTGTTTCATCATTCTTCGGGCTGCTCTTCCACTTCTTCGTGTTCTTCAGGTAGTCCGTTCTTGGACTGTTCTGTTGGTTTGGGAAGTGGAGACTGATTACGGTCTTGCCACTTCTTTGCGTCACGCCACGCAGGTGTGTTCTCTTGATTCTGCTTTATCCACATTAGGTAGTCTCTCATTCCAGCCATAGATGTTCTCCATTTGTATATAGGGGTTTAGTGGGATTTTTTGTCTTGCAAACTGGATATAACACTTCCGTAAGTATTTATGAATTCTGTAGTTTTACTAATGTATTCGCTGCCGCCGCCAACAAAAGCACTCCACACGCTGCTCCGAAACGGATGCGGCGAAGCGAGTAGCAGCAGCGCAGGCAACACAACCTCTGTTGCGGTTTCCATGATGCACGCTGTTTTGCTTTCAAATACTCCCATGCGCTCCCGCTGAATGCCATTCAGTCGTGAACTCACTCCTGTGTAGTACTCCTGTAGGGTCCACTGCTTCCAGTACCCTATGCACAACGTGAACGGCTGCGGTAGAGGTTTCATACAGAAACTCTTCGTGAATGGAACTCCACTCCAGTGGTCGAGTCATACGGCGTATTTCACGCAGTAGCGGTCGGCTCTCGTAGAACTCCAGCGCGCTGTCCCCCCGACGCAGCAGTAGCCGCGAGTGAATGGCTTGTGCAAGAGTACACACTTCCGCAGCAGTCTTGCGATTCTCTCTGTCTTCCACAAACACTGCTTCTCCGTTACCGTTCCAACACCTGTGGAGGCGAGAAACACTGGGCGAATAGGCGAGTGTTGTTGCTGTGCAGCCGCAGTACACACGGTGAGTACCGCTCACACAACGACTCACAAACAGCAAACAGTATTCCGTGTTCGCTTTTGCTGTTTGCGTGTACCGTAATGCAGTGTGGTGATGACTGGTGAGAAAGCGTAAACCGCGTTTCAGTGCCACCCGCCCGTACTACTCCACCGTCACGGGTTCTTTCATGCTGTATCATTTGTTTACCGCTTCTTACGGGGTCTTAATCCTAGTGATGCACGCTTGCGTAGGGATATCTTGCGCTTTCGTGCTGCTACCGAACGCTTGCGACGGGACTTTCGTGCCGAGCGACGAGCACTTAGTTTCATTTTGCGTAACTGTGATCCTGGACGGCGAATACAGGTACGAGTGCCGCGCTTCATCATGCCGGGTCCACACTTGAAAATGAGTTTGCGCTTGCCCCTTCGCACCACAATCTTACGCTTTGCGGTGGCTTCGTCAAGCAGTTCTCCGCTTATTTCAACCGATTCTTCCAGTTCGTCTTCAAACGAAAGTTCGGCTTCAAAAACAGGATCCTCAACCACAATTACACCGTCCTGCTCACTCCACTCAACACCATTCTCTTCCAAATACTCTACTAGGTCTTCTCTGGTAAATTCGGGAAGGTCAATGGTTAAGCGGTCTTCGTGAAGATGTACACCACCTTCAAGCAGCATAGCCGCTTCGTGGGCTTCAGCAAGCAGTTCAGAGAACGATTTCATTGCTTGCTCTCGCTCCACGACCCTTTACGCAGTTCGTGCAACTGCATCATGCCCACATCAGTAAAGTCTGCACTTTCCCAAATCATGTCTTTGCCGTTGTCCATGAGCACACGGGGAGTCTTTGCAAACGGATTGTCTTCAATCACGCGTAGTCCCTGTGAGCCTGCTTCCAAACGAACAGGCTTGCCCGAGGCAGTAACAAGAACAGTTACACCGTTCTTTACAGCCACCTTTAGTTTAATGCTGAACTCTTTTCCGCCCTTTGCGCCAAAGAACTCAATGGTGGTTCCTTTGGGCTTTAGTAGTGCGGTGTCAATCAGGTCTTGTGCGGTAAACACGTTCTGTGAAACAGAGGTCTTTGTGTCTCTTGTCTTTGTTGGCTTTGGTGCTCTTGGATTTTTGTAGCCTGCAAGAGGAGCCATTGCACCACGGAACTTTGAGTCAGGATCGTGAACAATTTCGCTGCTCTTGGACTTGCTCCGCTTTGGGCGTCCCAGTCCTGTTACCCGTTCCTGTAGACGCTGCACGACTGACTCGTTGATAGACTCCACCAGTCTACCCATTCGTGACGCTCCAAACTTACTCATGCTCCACTCCTTCTGTGTTTTTGGTTTTTCTTTGATTGCTTCTCCACCGCGAGTCTGACTCAACAGCCCAATATCCTTTTGGAATTTGTTAGAGAACTCTATGATCTCATCAATAGGAACAGGCTTTCCGCCCTTAGTGATGGTGCGGGTCTTCATTGTGGCGTTTGCGCCTGCGCCGTTTGCAATGTCCATAGCCACCTGTGCTGCCCAACGGTGGTGACCGTCAATCACGTACCCGTCACTCACGTAGATGGGTTCAAGCAGTCGTGCTGCTCCCTTGCCGTAGTTCTGTGGATCGGATTGTGCAGCAGCAAGTGTACCGTACATTCCTGCAATCTTCTCGCCCTTGAGTTGTCCTTGAATGGGCTTGAGTGAAGTCACACTGACTTCTTCTTCCACTACTTCATAGCCTGCGTCTTCAAGTGCCTTGCGGTACTCCCGCTCCATGTTTACTTCGGTCTTCAGGTCTTCGGGTGTGACCTGATCAGGTGAAGTGTAGCCCTTTCCGCGCATGAGGGCTATGAACGCGGGAGTGTCTGTTCTGCTGGAGTCAACCTGTGACGAGAACTGCGGCATCTGATCGCGCGGAATGCCTTTGCTGACCTTTTGCTTTGTCTTGGGGTCAAAGCACAGCCCCAAGTGTGCAAACACTTCCGAACACATCTCAAAGTCATACGCTTGCTGTCCACGCATAGCCGAAAGTGCAGCGTGATTCATTTCTTCCACAAACCGCCGTTCTGCTTCTGCGTCACCAAACACAGACTCTGCATCCGTTTGTGGTCCGTCTAGGTCGCCAGACTTTACCGCCTTTGCCACCACATTGGCTTTACGGATGTCTGGCTTGGCTTTGGCTTTCTCTGTAGCCTTGGGATCGGGTTTTATGTGGCTATCGAACTCGGTCTTTGGATTTTCCTTGCCTACTTCGGGGTGTTCTTCTGCATCGGATCCCGCTGCACTCGCGTCGCTGTCTTTCGGTTGTGGGCTACGCTCCGCTTTAGCGGGGGCGGTTTGGGGTTGTGATGTTTGCTGTTGTCGAGGCTGTGCAGTTGATGTGGTTTTTGTGTCACTCGGTGGTGCTCCCTTCTTTGGCGTACCCTTTGCTTCGTATCCGTCTGCGTCTAGTTCCACAGAGGTGGATGTGTCACCAGGATCTTGCGCTCGCCCTGCGGGAGCGTACTTGCCTGAAATCCACGCCTTTGCACTGTCTTCGTCTTCAAAGTAGTCAACAGCACCGTCTTTGTTTTTTGCACCCCACTTGCCACTCGCAGTCTTCCAAGTCTCACCAGCCTTGTGTACTGTCTGTGAGGACGGCTTCTTCTCCGCAGACTTTGCCGCTGCTTGCACTTCTAAAATTATGGTGCGTAGGCTCTTGTACGGTTCAAGGTTTTCCATTTCAGACTCCGTAACTGCGTGTAATGGCTGTGATCTTGTCTATCTGTGCTGCAAGTTTTTCTGCACGACCTTCCCATTTAATGTACGGCTTCTCAGGATTCTTCATGAGATTAGTTAGGAGAGGTAGAATCATTCGCTCTACCGCTTGCAGTTTTTCTTTGCACTCTTCACGGGTGGCATTGGCGCGTTCCTCTACTTCATCAAGCACGGACGACAGGTTTTGCCCTTGTGACTGTAGTGCTGCGTTCATCTCATGGAGTTCCATGTTCAGCACACGATCAATTTTTTCTTCCACGCGAGCCATTTGCGTGGGAGTCACGGGCTTCATTGCGGCAACAGCAGTTCGTAGTTCAGCAATCTGTGCTGCAATGGCTGCTACTGCATCATGAGAAACGGACGGAGCGGGAGTAGTTGGGTGTGTTGCCGCTAGTCCCAACTCCTCCTCGTCTACCGCCGTGAAGCCAAAATCAAACTCTTCAGCCATGTGTTACGCTTAAGAAATTGTTCCACTAGAGCCAGCAGCATCACCGAAGAACACGCACGCAGTGAAGCCGCCGTTTACAACTGTTCCGCTTCTGAAAGACTCAAATGTGGTTCCTGCCTGCGCGGTTGCGCCGTCCGATCCGTCACGCACAAACTTCTTCAAGTAGATTCCAACGGTTGTGCCGTTTGCAAATGTTCCGAATGCTACTCCACCAATTCCTTGGGAGAGTCCAGTTGGATTCT